TGGCCGGTGAAGGACACGCGCTTGGCGCCGTCGAGCACCTCGGTCCAGAGCGGCCCGCCCGGTGCCGTGCAATCGGCGGTGGTCACGTCGATCTCTTCGTTGTTGATGGTGAGCGTCTTCGTGGTCAGGGCGCAGAGCACCTCGAAGCCCGGCGTCTCCTCGCCGTTGCTCAGCTTGATCAGGAGCGTGCGCCCCGTCTGTTTTGCCATGATGGCCTCCTGTGAACGGAAGATGGGCTGCCGCCCGGGTCGCCTTGCCGAAGGGCGTTACGCGGCCACGCCGAGCGAGGCCTCGAAGGCCACCACCGCCGTGTAGATCTCGCCGTCGCGCGACCGGCTCACGACGGTGGTCAGGTAGTCGCACCAGTCGAGCGTGAGCCCCGGCAGCGCGACCTCGACCCCGTCGAGCGCCACCCGCACCGCATGCGCCAGCGCCACCACCTGCTCGCGACCGGCGGCGGTCTGCGACTGGCACTCGAAGCTGAAGGCGATGTCGTCGTCGGTGTGGCAGCCGATGCGCAGCGCGGCCCCGTCGAGGCGGCCCAAGTGGACATAGGGAAAGGCCACGTGCTCCTGCGGCTCGTCGTAGACGCCGCCGGTGGCCAGCGCCGCGACCTCGGGATCGGCCCGCAGCGCCGCGATCAGCGCCGCCTGCAGCAGGGTCGCGGGCCCGTCAGCCATGGAAGCTCTCCTTCACCGCCTTGTTGATGGCCCGCCGCGCGCGCGACGCCCGGCGTTTGCGGGTCACCGAGAGCGCCGGGTTGACGAAGGGGCGCGGGCCGCGGTCGCCCTCGATGACCTTGGACTTGGGCCCGAAGTCGAGCAGGTAGCTGCCGTCGGCCCGTCGCGCGCCGGTGATCTTGCTGCGCTCGTGGCCATCGCCCTCGACGTCGGCGCCCACCGGCACCAGGATCTTCGACACCCGCAGAATGTCCTCGCCGTTCTTCTGGTTGGCGTCGCTCATGGCCTGCGCCACGCGGTCCTTGAGCTTGTCGAGCTTGCGCATCACCTTGTCGGCACCAATGACAGTCATCAGGATTCTCCTCAGTTTGGTGGCCTGACCCATTCCTCGCAGAGCAGCACCAGCAGGTCGGCGCGCTCGGTCGCCTGGGCCGGGGCGCTGCGGATCTTCCAGACTGCCCCGCGGGCCACGATCCGGTCGGCCGCGGTGATCTCGCGCGCGGCGGGGCTGACGCGCAGCCGCACCGTCGCCCGCCGCGTGGCCTCGTTGCGGCCCGCCACCAGCGCCTCGGCGCCCGGATCCTCGTTCATGTCCGCCCAGAGCGTGAGCGGTGTGCCCGCGGTCAGCTCGAGGTCGGCCCAGCCCACCACGGTATTGCCGCCGGGTGTGTTGCCCGGCACCTTGCGCTGCACGGTGATGCGGTCGTCGAGCCGCCCGCCTGCCATCTCAGCACCCCGCCGAGATCTGCGGGCGACGGTAGCGCGCCTGGCGAATGAGGCGCTGCACCCCAAACGACCCCCGCGGCGGCTCGATATCGCCCGAGATGGTGATGTCGGCCTCGCGCCATTCGCGGGTCAGCGCCATGATGGCGCGCCAGAGCCCGGGCGAGAGCGCCGCCCCCGCCTCTGCCTGGATCCGCACCACCGCACCGGCATCGCTGCGGGTGAGCCAGCCCTCCGGCAGGAGCAGCTGCGGCTCGTCATGGCCCTGCAGGAGCTGCACCCCGGTGATGTCGCGATCGACGTAGGCGCCGGTCGTGTCGGTAACGGCGATGGCCGCGACCGAGGTGACGGGTCGGCACGGGAACCACCAGCGCCGCCAGTCGTGCACCGGGTAGGTGAACTCGTAGAGGCCGGGCGCCGGCGGCACGTTGGTGGCGGTGGTGACGACATCCTGCGCCGCGCCGAGCAGCAGCTCGAGCGCGGGCGTCTCTTCTTCCGTCACCACCCCGTGCACCGCGGCGGCGAAGGCCTGGGCCGTCACCGCCAGCGGCAGGGGATCTTCCCCGATATACCGCATGGTTACTTGCGCTTGCCCTGGGCGGGCGGCGCCCCGGGCTCGGACGGGGCGGCGGGCGCGGGCTCGGACGGGGCGGCGGGCGCGGGCTCGTTGCTGGTATCCGCCCCCTCGACGCCGTCCTTGCCCTGCGGTTCGGCGGCGTCCGCGTCGGGCTGCACCTCGGCAGCCGAGGCCGGAACCGGTGCGCTTGGGTCGCGCGCGACGCCCGCCTCGATCAGCGTCTGCGCGTGATCGTCGGGAAAGCCCGCAGTCTCGCCCCTCTGGTACATGAGGTGCGGGCGGGTGAAGATCACCGCCTTCATTGCGGCAGGCGGTCCATGCCGCCGCAGATCAGCAGTGCCGAGAGCGCGGCGGTGTCGGTGTCCGCGGCGCTGAGATCGGGCGTGTAGCTCACCCGCACGTAGCGCCCGCCCGCCCGGAGTTTCACGTCGAGCTCGAGGCAGCCGGTGACGGTGCCGCCGCCCGCGGGCCCGGTCGCGGCCACCACCGTGCCGGTCACCAGCGTCGCCGCGTCCGCAAGGTCCGCCGCCTCGCCTTCCTGCACCGTGTAGGTGACCGAGAGCGTCTCGCCCGCCGCCAGCGTGGCGGTGAAGGGAATGGCGAGCAGCCCCGACTGCGGCATGCCGATGGCCGCCCGGTCGAGGATCACGCCGGGCACGGCGGTGTTGTCGCCCGCGCCGCCTGCGGTCAGCGCGGCGTTGCCGGCGGCGCGCAGGGCTGTGATCAGCGCGCCGATGTCTTTCATCTGGATCATGGGAAGTCTCCTTTGGGAAAGCGGGCTCAGTCGGCCCAGGTGACGCCGGTCAGCACGGCGACGGCCGGCAGGTGCCGCAGCCCGAGGTCGTGCTGCAGGATCATCCGCATCAGCGTCTCGTCGCGGCTGAAGGCCGATTGCAGCTCGCCGTTGCTGTCGCGGTAGGCGGCCTGGTCGGACATGGCGATGGTGATGCCCATGTGCTCGCCGATCACCACGTGCATCGGATGCACCAGCATGATCTCCGACGCGTCGCCGCCGCCGCCGAGGTTCGACGGGATCTCGGTGGTGACATGCACGGGCTTGCGGCGCAGCTGGCCAGACTGCATCTCGGGGAAAGCAAGGTTGCCGTTCCCGTCGCGCAGGTTCGTGAGGTACATCGCGGTGCGCGGCGACATGATCCAGTGCGCCCCGTTATAGGGAACGTTGGCATTGGCGAGCGCCAGCTCCATGCGGCCGAGATCACTGGTGACCTTCTGCAGGTCGGAGCCTGCGGTCATCACCAGGATGTTGGTCGCCGCTGCCGGCGTGCCGACGAGCTGGTAGCGCAGACCCTTGGGCGCGAACTCGGTGCCCGCGCCGCGCAGGAAGTAGCGGTCCTGGATCTGGGCGGCGTCGGCGATGGCATCGTCCCGCACCATGCGGTCGACCGAGGTCGAGGCCGCGCGCATCAGATCGTTGGAGATGGGCACGATGCCCCGCATCTTCTTGGCCGAGAGCTTCATCTGACCGTAGCTGTAGCCGGTCACCGGCGCGTCCGAGGTCTCGTCGCCGTAGCCGAAGCTGGCCCCCGAGGCGCGGCGGTTCTGCGTGAGGTTGCCGTTGGGCAGCGGCACGATGCGCGGGCCCATGGCGGTGACGACGCTGGCAGGACGCAGCAGCTCGATCACCTCCGAGCTCACGTCCTCGGGCACCAGGAAGCCGCCCGCCTCGCCCGAGGACAGGTTCTGCCCGACGGCGAAGAGCCCGCTCTGGCCGTTCTCCTCGGCGATCATGCGGGCGGTGTGGAGGTTGCCGCCCGCTGCTGCGAGCGTGCGCAGCATGGCGCCGAACTGGAGCCCCTTCTCCTTCGGCTGCGCGGGGGCGGTGGCGCCCTGCCCGCCGTTCGCTTCGGCGCCCGGCTCGGGCTGTGCTGCGGCGGCGCGCGAGGCCTCGACCTCCTCGGCCCGCTTCACCTGCCGGTCGGCCTTCTCGAAGGCGGCCCTGGCGGTGTCGAAGGCGGCCTGCGCCGCCGCGAGCGCGGTCTCTTCCGCGCCCTCCTGGTCCTCGAGCGCGGTCAGCGCGTCGGCGCGGGCCTGCATGTCGTCCGCCGCGGCCTTCCGGGCGCGGCGCAGGTCGTTGATGTCACCCATGGTGATGCTCCTCATGATGGGCGCCGCGCCTCGGGCGCAGCAGGAAGACCCCGCCGCGCATGGGCAGGGTGAAGACGAGGCGCGCGGTGGCGCGCCCGGTGATGGGGAAGATCAGAGCCCGGCGAGCGCCCGCGCGGCCTGCGCCTGGGCCCGGGCAGCGCGCCCGGCGGTGCGGGGAGGACGCGGCGCGTAGGCCGCCCCGAGGCGGGCCCAGAACGTCGGCGCGTCCTCGAGCCGGTCGACGAGCCCGCGCGCCTGCGCCTCCGCGCCCCAGAAGATCGCGCCGCCATCGGCGGGATCGTCGGTCGACGAGAGCCGCGCCGGCAGGTCCGCCAGCTCGATGCCCCGGCCCGCGGCGACAGCCGCGTGGAAGTCCGCCTCCATTGCGTCGAGCACCCGCACGGACTCGCGCTGGCCTTCCTCGGTCGAGGGATCAGGGCGCTTGGCGCGTGCGTGCGACGAGCTGAGAATGAACAGCTGATCGCCCGACATGCCCGGCTGCACCGGTGCGGCACTCACCTGCATGCAGCCGATCGAGCCCACCACGCTGCCGGGCGTGAGGGTGATGTCCGTCGCCTGGCTCGCGATGTGGTAGCAGGCCGAGGCGGCGAGCGGATGCACCAGCGCATGCACGGGTTTGACCGAGGCCGCAGCCGCGACGGCGGCCGCAGCACCTGCGATGCCCAGCACGTAGCCGCCGGGCGAGTCGCAGAGCGCAACGATGGCGGCCACGTCCTCGTTGGCGGCCAGCTCGGCGAAGGTGGCCTCGAGCCCGTGGTAAGTGCTCCAGCCGAGCCAGCGCTCGAGCAGGAAGGCGTTGGGCGTCAGCAGCCCCGAGATCGGCACGATGGCGATGTTGCGGTGGATGGCGTAACGCTCGCCCGGCTCCAGCGTGAGCGACATCGCCCCCACCGAGAGCGCGCGTGCCCCCACCTCCGCACCGGGTGCGGGGACCGGCATCTGCAAGAGCGCCTCGCCATGGGCGCGCGAGAGCGCCAACGGCGCCCCGGCAAAGAAGCTGGCAACGGTCCGGCTCATGCATCGTCTCCTTCGGGATCGCGGCCCGGCGCTGCGGCGCGGGTCATGTTGGGCGCGGGGTTGAGCGTGCCGCCCTCGGCCACCGGTGGCGCGCCGATCTTGGCGCGCGCCTCGTTGGGCAGCATGAACGGCCCGCCCACGGCACGGTTCAGCGCCTCGTATTGTTCCTTGACCGTCGGCTGCAGCAGCGCGCCGAAGTCGTGGCGCAGGAACAGCCCCGCCGCACGCTCGGCCCGGGTCAACAGCGCCACGTCGAGCTGCGCCTCCACCAGCGCCGACCAGTGCAGCAGGCAGTCGGTCAGGTAGTCGATGGCCTGCTGCTCGCCGTTGGCCTTCACGCCGTATTCCAGCATCTGCAGCTTGCTCGGCGGCATCCGGTAGATACCCGCCAGCATCTCGCGGTCGAACTTGCGACTCGAGAGCAGCTCCTGATCGGCGGCCGAGATGTCGAGCGCCTTCACGTCCTCGTCGGGGTTGGTGACGATCCAGCCGTCGCCGCCCGGATCCTGCATCGCGTCCTTGATGCGCCGGGCATTGCGCACCCGCTGCTCCTCGCCCTCGTAATTGTCGCCGAGCTTGATCACGCCCTTCGTCGTGCCGCCCGCGGCGTTGCGCGCCGCCGCCCGCTGGCCCGCGAGCGCGATGCCGACGCTCTCGGCCGCCACCTGGATCGGGCTGCGGCCGGTCCAGCCGTCCTCGGCCATGTAGCGCAGGTGCACCATCGCCCGCGCCGGCACCCGGCGCTGCACCCCCGCCCCGTCCTCGAACTGGTAGAAACGCTCGAGCCCGTCGCGCAGCATCGAGACGCTGCCCTGGCGCACGATGTCGAGCCGCATCAGCTCGCCACCGCCATCGCGGGGCCCGTAGATGTGGCCGTTGCCGCGCAGCGCGTAGGCGTAGACCGCCGCGAAGCGCACCAGATTCGCCGGCACGCCGGGGGCGGCCTCGCCGTTCAGCAACTCGCCGGCGGCATGCTCGCGCACACGCACGTCCTGCCCGTCGCCCTGCCGCTGCCAGAGCTTCAGCGGCACCTTGGCGAGATCGCCCGCGATGTTGTTGCAGCAGGCAAAGACCGTGGCGTGATGCGCCGCCGTCTCGGGCGTCACCCGCGGCAGGCCCCGCACCGCACCCGGCGCCCCGAGCGATCCCCAGCCCACCGCCAGCAGGCCCTCGTCGCCCGCCGCCGCCTGCGCCGTCACCGGCGGCTCGATGCGCTGTGCCATGGCGCCGCCCGCGCGGCGAATGTCCAACCCGAAGAGCTTCATACCACCACCACGTCCCGCGCCTTGCGCTTCTCTTCGCCCACCTCGGCCCGGCCCAGCGCCATGATCGCGGCCACCGCCGGGTCGATCCGGCCCGTGGCCTTCTTCTTGTTGGGCTTCACGTTCTCGGCCGCGTCCTGGTCGAGCACCACGTTGCCCACCGCCCAGGCGAGCAGCGG